CTTTATTTACTTGGTCGAGAAATATCATTCCGGGTTCACCGTTTTTCCATGCCCCCTCAACAATCTTATTCAATACGTCTCGTGCTGATAAGCTACCAGCAATAGAATTATCATGTGGATTAATTAAATTATACTTCATGTCATTCTTAGCGAGTTGCATAAAATTAGAATCTACTCCTACAGATATGTTGAAATTGTGAATGTCCCCTTCTGTAGATTTACATTTGATAAACTCTAGAATATCTGGGTGATATATAGACATTACAGCCATATTAGCTCCATCTCTTTTACCACCTTGGGTTATCATAGATGACACTCTAGACAATGTTTTAAGTACTTCTATTGGACCACAGGCAATACCATGTGTAGACTGAATCTTTGCTCCTCGAGGTCGAAGCTTTGAAAGGGAAAATCCTGTTCCTCCTCCGAATTTTTGTACCATTGCCGCATCGTGCGAAGCTTTCATTATTCCTTCCATGCTATCTTCTAAAGGTAGCACAAAGCATGCAGATAAAGTTCCTTGCTCTGTTCCAGCATTCATTAGTGTTGGTGAGTTAGGGACAAACTCTAGGTGCTTCATTACTGAAAAAAAGTCTTTTTCTGTTAAGGAAGCCTCAACCGGTAGATGGAGATAATCAGAATCAATTGATGCTACTGCTTTAGCAACACGTCTAAATAATTCTGTAGGGGATTCAACTATTTCTGAATCCTTATTTTTCAATAAATACCTATGTTCCAATATCACTTTGGCTTGGTCTGATAAATTTACTTCTTCTAATGCTTCGGGTTGTGTTATATCGGTTGTCATGGAACTAAGGTCCTCCTTCTAATTTATTTTTTATTTCTTATTTTCTGTGTCCGCAATAAAGGCAAAGACCTCTTTCTGGAACCCAAAAAGAAGGACTACACACCATCTCTTTACACTGAGGATTGGGTGCCAAAGCTGCTTTCTCAGATGGATTAACTGGTTCCATCTGCAAGGGATTTAAAGAAGACAATTTCTTCTGTTGGTCTTCTGTAAGTCCTTTCATCTCATCCTGCATCACTTTACGACTTTCCGGGGTTTCTCCCGGACTAATGGCATTAAACCAATCAGTCGCACTCCCTAAGTCTACAAACTTATATGCTGTGTCATGTGCTGCTTGTAGAGCCATGGCAATTGAAAAAAAAGCATCACCATGACCCATTGGTGTGTCGGGTGCTTTTAAATCATTGCTCACAGACAGGATGTGTTGCTTCTGTCGCTCATCCTTTATTAGTTTTAATATACCAGAATGAACAAATTTTTCAAAGACTCCAGCCATAGTATTTTTACTTTTTCTTGTGAAATTCATAGGTCTCCAGCGAGCGTCTAAACCACGGTCTTCTAGCTCCCCCCGAGTGTTATCAATATAGCCCCCATCTAAATCAAAGTTATCAGCAACTTCATTTAAAAATTCTATTTGGTCGGAGTAACTCCACCCGTCTAAAAAGGACGAATGTATTTGATGTAACTCCTCACCCCGTTTTCTAAACAGAACTAAATGAGATGGGTGTTTTTTCTTACCTACATCAAATCCACCAAAAATCTGGTCTCCGGTTTCCCAACCAGTGAACCTTTTAGTAGATGGGTATGACCTTAATGAGTCGTCTTCACACTTAGTGATATCCTCTTCGTTGAAATAAGACTCTGTAGCAAAATGCGGAATCAACATAAACTCTGAAGCAAAAGATTTAGGTCTAGCTTTTTGTTGTGCTAGCAAGTACTTCTCACTCATTATTTCTGGAGCCAATACTCTTCTCCCCGGCACTGGGTCTAGGGCAGGTAATACTCTAGCTTTGAATCGTTCATCACTTTGTAACTTAGCCAGTATATCGTTTGGCATCATAGGTGTACCCACAACAATGACAGGAGCATCTTTTAAAGGAATGAACATTGATTCTGTCATAAAGTGGTCTTCTACTTTAGTTATCTGTCCTATATTCAATGGGTTTTCAGGGTCTCTCAATACGTCATCGGCAATTAGTGCCCCATTCACGTGCATACCCCGTTTGAAAGAAAACAATCCACCATGCATAATTTCCATAGGTTTATTGTTTTTATAAAATCTAGCTGAGAAATCAGCCTTCGGGTTTCTGTTTATAAGAAGCTCCGGAATAATGGGGTTTCTTGCAATAGTTTTATTTATCTCAGCAATATGATATTTTGCCATACCATCACTATAAGATAGGTAAAGTATAGACATATCTCTAGGAGCCTGCAACAATCTCCAAACACTAAAGGCATGCCCTAAAATAGTTGATTTAAAATGCCCTCTGGGTAATACCCCAACATAATTCAAGCCTGTTTCTAAACATTCTTCAATATCTTCTGCAAGTAAACTTACATGCCAAGCTTTAAAATACTCTGGATTGTCATATGATTGAGCCCATATATTTTCAATAAACTCTCTAAAAGTGCCTACTTCATATCGTTTTTGTTCTAGTAAACCATCGGAAAGCATATCAAACGCCCCACCGACACTAAGAATGTCTTTAGCCATTTCTATATGTCCCTATGTTTTTGTTCTATAGTCTTTAGCTTTATACCAATTCTCTGTAAGGTTTCTTGGTCTGCAATCTCTTCAATTAAGACTGTCATAATATCTTGAACAAACTCCATGTTTATCATGCCTTGTAATACTTCACGTTGCCCCTTTATTCCAATATCCGCTGCTCTAGCTGCGTCTAAAGGTCTGTCAAAGGTAAGGCCTTGTATCTCATTACCTGCTTTGTTAGCAATCTGTGTATAAGTATCTAATTGCTCTGTTTGTAGTCGAGCAAATCTCTGTCCTTCAGATTCTGCTAAGTTTCTCTGAGTATCGGCAATAGCTACCGCTTTTTGTTCACCCCATCTGTCTCTTTTAGCCCACATATAAATAGTAGGCGGAGCAACCTTGTGCTCTTCCGTAGAAACTTCTTTAGCAATATCTTTGGCTGTTTTGTCTCCCTTTAAAAATAGCTCCATAGCTTTTAATTTTATTTCATCAGGTATATGTTTAGGCATAATTATTAGTCCTTAAATTGGTCATAGATACTATTAGAGTCGTTCATTCCGTACCCAGCATCAGAAACATGTTGGGAATCAATATTTCCACCCAATGGTGTTCCGTCTGAATTTAGGAATTGAGAAAAATCCCAGTATCCTGTTTTATCTGTATGAGCTGTATAACAACTAGGAACCTTTACCTTAGACCCACCGGGTAATCTTATTTCATTGAATTGCATTCCTATTTCACCTCTAGTACATATTCCAGCCCAAATGTGTTCTTGTTCTGCAATCGGTGTAAAATTTTGTCTCTTCAATAAAGTTCCTGTAGTTCTTTGTAAATTTTTTACTTGTTGGTTACTACCACATTTAGCAAATTTACACCAAACCACCGCCCCATACTCTTTTTTTACATCTTCAAGAGTAGGTAATTTCTTAGGAAATTTGTCTTTGTAATCTCTTTTTGTCTCTTCCTTTTTACCCGGAAAAGCCATAGTAAATCTTCTTACAACTTTCTGTAGTCCACCTGCTATACTCATACTAGAACCTCCTTTTGTTCCATAACGCTATGCATGCTGCATCAGCGTAGTCTTGTTCGGGGAATTTATCTCCCCACTTTTCTTCAGCAAATCTTTTGATTTCATCTTTTTTTACATTGCCTTTCCCAACAACATCTTTTTTCCATGTATTATTATCTACACGAACTGTGGGAATACCTTGTAACACTAAGACTGCCCATACTGCCCCAACAACGCTGGCTAGAGTTCCAACCACACTTCTGTTTTGAGCAAATATTGATGCTTCTATTGTTGCAAAGTCTATATTATTTATTGTACTAATTTCCTTAGAAAAATTGGTTATCAACTCGGGAAACCTTTCAGGGAATGATTTTTTTGTATCGCATCCCCATTTATACAGAGCTACTATTTCTTCGTCAGGATTTACAGCTGCCCCATGAATTGCCTTACTAGAAGTATCTAAACCTAAATATATCATAGTCTATCCCCATTTGTACGCAAGGTGACCACTCTACTAACAGTATTATAAGCAGTTGTATAAGTATTTAGTAGCCCTTCTGTCTTTTTTAGTGTGGCTTCTTGGTCAATAATTTCCCGTCTCAGTTCCCTTAGAACTTCGTGGGTGTCCATAATCTCACCTTTTAATTCATCTCTAGTAGGCTTTTTCTTATCTTCTTCTTCATACATTTTGACAGTTCTATACAAAGCCGTGCTATAACCTTCATCGAAAGCTGCATTCAAAGCACCTACTTTAGATTCAATACCAGCTATTTTAGTTTCTAGATAAGCTTTGTAACCACCATACATAGCTAAGAAATCAGCTAATATTTTATTATCATAAGTGTTTAATTTAGAGAACTCTAAGGTTTCATTCTCTTCTAAGTCAACAGTTAGTGGTGGTAACCCCAAAGAATCAACTTCTTTTTGGGCTTTCCCTAGAGCTTTCATTGGTGTCCATTCTGTCTCACGCTCCTGCATATTAGTATCCCTCCACTTTTCTACAATTACACCACGTTGCTCCTGAACACTTCTCAGGGGGCATCAACATTTCTTGAATATTAAAACAACGTCTTAGTATTTCATCCCATTGAATTGGGTCTTTATCTACTAAAAACGTTTTTATTTTCTGGTCGTTTTTGTTTTCATATAAAACTGTACCTTGACCATAATCTCCCATATTTAAATACATTTGAATCTGTATTTGATGTTCTGGTTTAGGTTTTTTTAATTTAGCAAAGCCTGCTGTATTAATAGATTTCAATTCAATCGGATGTGTACCGAATTTATAATGGTTGATTAAAAAGTCAATTCTTCCAGAAATGGGTGGTATTTCTTGTTTTACTGAAACTTCTCGGTCTATTAAGATATTCAAACCTTCTAACCACGAACCAACCCTTTCTTCTAAAAAATTACCATTTTGAAATATTCGTTCTAATTTAGCTGGTAATGGTTGGTCTGCCATTTTACCATGATAGCATAACCATACGTATTTATCACATGGATTGCTAATTACAGATGGGTGGAAAACACCACCTCTAGGAGCAAACATTGTGCCTGTTAAGTAATCATCAATTATCTCAGATAACCACATATCCTCTGTTGCTGACTTTTCTTTTATTTTTATTGGCTTAATTTGTTCAATGCCTGCCATAATTGTTCCTTTATATCTTTTTTAGTGATTGCTGTTATGTGAATAATATCTTCTATCTCAGGATACTCTTTCAAATCTTTATCTCTTTTGCGGTCTCTTTTTATATTGTGTCCATATATTCCATCAGCTTCAATTACTCTTTGTATCTCTGAAACATAAAAATCTACTGTATATGGAGGAAAACTTGTTTGTTGTGAATATCTCATACCAAATTCATCTAAGCAATCAGCAATAATATTCTCTTGTTTAGTATATTCTTTAGGGGGTAAGTTCATTTTGTAACTCTTCAAACAAAGTTGGTGTTTCTAAAAATAACCCTTTCAAACCATTCATGCCCTGTATTTTAGTACCCTTATAGGTGTACCATGTCCCTGATTGCTCGATTGCTCCTTGATTAATGCCCTCTCGCATAAAAGTCTCTATAACATCTATGCCACCACCTGCTTTGAAGGGTACCACAGCTGCGTTCCAGTGCTCACCACCTATCTTAGACTTATGCATTCGTATCTGCATGTCGAACCCAACTCGTCTGTCCTCACCGTCTATTTTTTCATTTATCCAACCATCCCGTCTAACTTCCAACATTGCATGAGCATAAAAAGTCTGCCCTTGACCTCCCGGCCAAGTATTTCCTTGTCTTCCGATGCCTCCAATGCTTTGTCTCTGTTGGTTTATAGCAATAAACGCTGAACCATTCTCTAGGTACGGGAACAGTTTTGGAAAAGCACTATTTACAAATCTTCCTTGCCAAGCCATTGGGTTGTAATCAAAGTTACCCTTCTCAACTTCTTTTGTTATATCTTTGGGTACTAAGGCTGCAATACTGTCCAATACAACTACAGCAACACCCGCCTGTAACCCTTCCTTAAGCTGTGCCATTGCTTCCTCACCGTTAAGAGGTTGAGATATTATAATTTTAGATTGGTCTACACCACATTTAGTCATCCAGTCTTTATCATAAGACCTTTCTGCGTCTATCCACATAGCCTCTCCGCCTTCTTTTTGGGCACTTGATACAGCTAAAGAAGATAAATATGATTTACCTACATTAGGAGGACCATAGATTAGTGTAAATCGATTCTTAGGGAGTCCCCCGCCTAATAACTGGTCTAACTGAGGTAAATGAAATGGTATTTTTTCTACCTCTGGCACATCTTCTCCTAAAGAAAACTTTAAATCTTTGTTTTTTAATAGTTTTTTAATTGCACTATCTGCGTCTTTATCCATCTTGTTGTCTCCTATGTATAGATTCTGCCCATGAAAAATAAGTAGCGGCTAATTCAATCAACTCAATAAACAATTTAGTGTCATTTCGATTGAAAATCTCTTTCACAACATCTCCATTTTTATCAGTTGTTATAAGATTCCACCAAGAATCATCGTGGTCTTGTGTTCCATATACTTTTGTTTGTCGTTCTTTTTCTGCTAATACAGCTTCTAATATACTCATACTAGAAACATTAGATTTATTTGGAGTCATCTAACATATCCTCGATTTGTGTATCTACTTTTCCTTTTATAAAGTCCCACACAACATCGGCTACTTTTTTAGATTCTTCTAACTGCGGTTCTATTGGTAAATCAGTATCTATCTGGTCAACAGATAAGTCTACTCTTCCATATTGGTTTTGTTCTAAGGGACCTACTCTAAATGTAAATCCTAAATGTGCACTAACTTTCGGCATTTGAAACCTCCTTTTGGTCTAGCTCTATATATTTTTAATATTTTCTTTTTACTAAGTTTATGGTTGTGTCCTAAATGATATCCTTCGTGTTTCTTGCAATAATAAGAATCCATGTTTGAAAACAAAATCTGCTCTCTGTAAAGGGCAAGAGCAGTCTCTACATCGGACTCACATTCATATATTATTTTTGTATCACAGCCCATTTCTTATTCTTCTTTATCACTAAAATGCAACAGTAACATTGCATAGTGTATTATTTTTAGTATGTCCTTACGAGGTGTACCTTTTTTATCATATCTTGAAGCATACTTTAGAATATTACTTCTACAAAATGCTTTAGCATCTCCACAAGCTGCTATAAAGTCTAATGTCTGAACCTCACCCTCGCTGTAATGCTGGTCATATGTGTCTTCCACATACTCAGTTATTTCTTTTATTATTTTATCTTCGTTATACTTAGACATTTTCATCTTCCATTTTAAACAATGGTAATTGTTTATTTTTAGTTTCAACGGTTTCATTTAGTAAAGGTTTTTCTCTATCCGCCCTGTACCTTTTATTCATATACATGGGAAGGTGCCCTAACCCTAATTCTTTAATTTTTTCCTGAAAAAACTCTTTCGTTGTTACAAGTTTACTTCTGGTATCACGTTTTGTTTTTTTGTTATCTGCTCTACCTTTACCTTTATTTTGCGGACTATGGACAGTAATTTCTCTATGGCAATTTGGACATAAAGGTATCAAGTTTTCGTAGCGATGGTCATAAGGATTATCATTATAATGAATTATCTCTAAATTAGGTAACCCATTTCCATTTAGTCCCGAATATCCACAGACTGGGCAAGTGTTACCACACTTCTCTAATAAATATGCTCTGACAATAGTAGAAATATCAGTTCTAGAACCACCAAGCACTTTATCAGCCTTCCAATCTTTTATAAACTGTACTCTTCTAAGAAGATGGGCTTCGGACGCTGCTCTAGATTGTTTAGATACATTTGGGCGTATTTGTAAAGCATCCCATTTTTCTTTATATTTTAGCTTGTAATGGGTAGTAGATTTTAAATTTTCTTTGTGTTTAGTCATAGTGTTTATATACTATCAGTTTTTATGTTTATTTTCAAGACCAAACTACCCCGTTGGAGTCTGTCGTTGGAGCGTCATCCCAATCTACAAGGTCATCCATAGTTAAAACTTTTAGTTCCTTCTTATTCGCCCAAGATGGTGTACACAACTCCATATCAACTTTTAGTGGTATATCCAAAGTATTTGTCTCAAGTAAATCCCTAATTGCAAAAGGTACAGTCTCTAATTCGGAATCATGTATCTCACATATAATTTCATCATGAACCTGTAATAAAATATTGCTTTTTTTATTATCTAAAAATTTAGCAACCTCAAGCATACGTTCACTCAAAAGGTCAGCACTGGTTCCTTGGACGAGATAGTTTACTCCTTTGTAAGCAAATTGTGGGTTAATTTGGTAAACCCTACCATACTTATTGCGGATTTTACCCACCCCCTCAACCTTTGCAACAACTGCATCGAAGAAATCTT